TTCTTGAGTTCTGCTATTCGTTCTTCAGGATCTTCGATAAGACTGAGACCTTGCTTCATTTCAGCAAAGCGAATATCCCCAAGTTGTATTAGTCGAGTGGTCAATTGTTTGCTTAACTCAATCGACTTTTCTAGTTCTTTATTCCATCTGTCTGTTTCGAAAATTAGGTTCCCAAGTGCATTACCAACCTGGAATCCCATTACACCAACTACACCAACCAAACCAGTCTTGAACGCTAACGCACCAGCACCACCTAGCTTTGAGACTTCCGCAAACTCTCCAAGCTTTCCAGTGAGTCCGCCTATCTGGTTCGCAAAACTTCCAATCTCAGAGCCACCCAACGCACCGGCAAGCGAGCCGAATATTTCAGTCGATGACTTGGCGTTCTTCGCGACTTCCTTCGTTGACTTGACCGCACCGTCAATTTTCTTGGTTGCCGCAACGATTTGAGCGGAAGCCTTATCTTCGGCTTCAATAAGAATTTTAACGGATTCAGTTGCCATACTTTTCGGCTTTCAACTTCGCTTCTTCGTTTTCGAGTACTCTCGCCGCATCCAGGAACCATACCGCTTGGTCGAGTGTTCCGCCACTCACCGGAGCCAATCCTTTACGAAACAAGTCTATCAGCTCAACCGCATCAACTATCTCGCTACACTCACGTTGTGGGCATCCTATCAAGTCCACATGCCCATCGTTGCAGTGCCCGCAACCTGCTCCATTGCACGCACTACATTCCAACGATATAGGTTCTTGTGGTGTTCCCATATCGCAGCACTTTCCAGCGTGGCACCGCTTGCATAGCAAACCCTGCCGTATCGCTGCCGCAATCTTTAGCTTTTTTTTTCCTCCAACTGAACATGCTGATTGTTTGCAACCTTGCGAAGCAACTCCCTTGCCTCCGTATAGTTCAGAACATCTTCGAACGCTTCTTGCGAAAACGGAACGCTGATATTTCGCCACCCGATAACGACCTTGCCTAAGTGCTCTACAGCATCTGCAAACGCATCCTGATGGGACTTGTAGTAATCCTCATTGAGTCTATCTAGCATCGCTAACAACTTGCGTTGCTCACGCATAGATAGAGCCACGACCATGAACGTCGGCTGACTCTCTTTTGGCTTGTCCTTGTCGCACTCAAGCACGACCGGAAAAGATTGATTCGGTTCTAAACAGACTGGCATTGGTTAGCTTGCTGCGGTAAATGTGATTGACGCTTCTTGGTCGATAGTCGAGGCATTACGATTGCATTGCCAAGTGATGTCATCGACTACGAGTCCGTTTCGGTCGCTTTCTTTGATATCGATGATTTGTGCCTTTGGTGCTTCCATAGTTAGTACTGCATTCGTTGGCCCGTCTAGGTTCCATGTCAACGCCGCTTCTGTATTGGATACGTGTAGCGTGTATCGGTTTGCTGCTAGCGATGTTTCTGGGTTGCCAGTCACCGTTACTACTCGATTGGTTATCAACGCATAGTCGTAGCCAGACTCTCCACCAGCACACTCTTTCATTTGGATCGTATTGCCGGAGTCGAGAGTCAAATTCTCAAGACACAATGCTACGCTGTTATACGTCGTCGTAGAACTTGCGTATCTCAAACCAAGTGCTGTCGGATATGTTGGAGCCACCATCGGAATGCTAGCTGGAGTGTTCCAAATGCCCTGGAAGTCAAATTCAAAGTACGCTGTCTTACCCGTTGGGCATACCATCCGAAAAGTACCGGAGCTACCGTAAAGAAGCTTTAACAATCCGTCTTGATAGATTGCCAACGAGAGAGTCTTTACGTTCGAACCAGGCACTTCCGTTCTTGGCGTAAACACTTGCCCAGTCTTTACCCAACCGCACGCCGGGAGGAACGTATCCGCCCACGATGGCTCAGTAGCCGTGCCATCCCACGAAGCATCGACCGAGAACGTTATCCGTCCCTTGCGACCAGCCGCGAGCGACGTATGCATCCCGAAGCCGCCCTGCCCCTCCCTGGATTCCATCTCGATCTCTTGCTGTGCCATTAGATTGTAGACGTTAAACGCTGCATCTGCTCCTACTGGAGCTTCGGCAGTGCCTGGCGTTGTCTCAATCTTTGCGGCCAATAATCGCTTGCGTTTTAATAGCGTCATCGCTGGTTCCCTTTCAATTGGCCCTTAGCCTTTTGCGTTAAGTATCTGATTCGTTCGTTGATTTGCTTTGGAAGTTTTTCTTCGGCTGTTGCCATCGCTGCTTCCGTCACGCCTTCGCTAGCCGCTGCTGGTGCTATGCCGTACTGCGTCTCGATTGGAAACCGCTTCTTTCCAGTTCGCATAAATACATTTCCGCCTAGCTTCCTGACGATAAACGCATGAGGTCTATAGCCATGCGACTTGTCTAACGACCCGGCCTGGTACGATACGCCTCCGGCACGCTGTTCAGCTTTGAAGTACTTCAATGGTATTTTGAATCCTTCCCATATACGTATCCCAGAAACAGGCTTCGCTTCTGTAGCTTTTTTCAGTTGGTATATCGATTTCTTCAGTACCCGAATCGGCACCTTGATCGACTCACGCATCTTTCTTGCTGCCGCCGTTCTCGTCTGCACGGTCGTCTTATTGACAGCTACAGCTAACTCTTTATTGACGCTCTTTCCTAGTGCAGTCAGTATTCTTGCCACCGCTTGCGAAGAGTTTTGGTCAATGTCTATCTTCATTATGCCCTCACCTGGTAAGGGTCGTTCTCATCTGTCCGATACACAATCGCTATCGGAACAGTCACGCCATCGAAGCCACCAGCCGCACTATGAGGCACATGCGAAAGGAACTCCGCATCGACTGCGTTATTGTCAAACGTATGCCACGTGGATGAGTCAGACGTTACCACTTGCTCGACATCGGCAGCGAACATATGAACGATGGTATCGATAGGTTCGTTGACGTTCTCGTCATTGAGAACGTTGCAATGGATGTTAAAAGTTATTCGCTTTGCCACGGCTGGCGGATTCCCTGGATACATTAGTTCCGGAACTGTTTCAATCGATTCCGTCGAAAGAACAATCTGCATGTTTTTCGGCGTGTAGCTTTCAAGTCTGTTCGGTCTGATGACTTCATTGACTTGCGTGTTGTACGTCAAGTTGCCAATCAATATGTCCAAACGTCGCTTCAGCTCGACTGCTATCTTTTCAACTATTGGAAGATCACCTAACGGCACTCTAGCACCAACATTCCCTCATCATGGTCTAGCATCTGCACGATAGACCGTTGACTAATTTCCTCACCGACTCGGATAGCCAAGTCGATTGTGTCTCCACCAAGATTCAATTCCTCGGAACTGATTCCACGAGTACACGTATTCGCTACATGCACAATAAACACAGGCGTTACACTGCCACCGTATTCGGCAGGCAGTTGGAGATTTTGCCTCTCGACGACGACATCGATACAACGTTGGATTCCTTCGCGAGTGGTGTAGGTTGCAGTCTCCGCGAAGTCAGAGAGATTGCAAAACACCAAGCTCGCATCGGATTGAATAACGTCGTGAAGTGTCATCGCTTATCGCTTCGCAATCACCTTGATGTAATCGATTGTTACCGCATCAACGTTGGTTGTTGCAGTCTTCTGAATCTGTACATAAGGCTGAAGCGAAGAAGTTGCAGCGGCCATGCTGAACACTTGCGAAGCACCAACTCGAATGCCATCGATGTAGAACTTGACGTTCGACTTTCCACCAGAGAAGTCAATGAAGAATCTCTTGTAGGTGGTAGCCAAAGTCTGTCCACTGGCGATGTCATCGACATCAGTTGTTCCGTCGTCTGTTTCCAGATAAACGGCAGTCGTGCTAGTCGCTCCAATCATGCGGAAGCTAGCATGGTTAGCGATGGAATCAATAGCGTCGTTCCGTGCCGAAGCAAGTCCGAAGCTGATTGATGTTCCACTCGTGCAACCAGTAACCTTTACTCTCGCTTCAAACGATTGAAGGTTATCGATGTCGAAGCAAAGCTTGTCTCCGAACGACAGACATACGTTCTGTACTTCGTTCGTCGACTCTAGAGTAAGTGCAACCTCACCAGTTGCGGATGGGCTAACTACCGCATAGGTAGGAGTACCGCCAGAGCTAGTGTCAGCGATAGCCCAAGGCGAACCTTGACCAGCAGTCGTGAACACTTCCCCACCAACAAAGTCATCGCAAAATTCTGCGAAATCTTGAATTCCAGCCATTTCTTTTATCTCTCCAAGTTTGTTTTGTTTTGTTCTGAAAAACCTCGCCACCTATGCAGCAAGGTTGCTATCGATACTCACTCAATTACGAAGTGAAGTATTTATAAACGCCTCTCCAATCAATCGCTTTGACGCCGAACGTCTGACGAACCTTGTATTTGTAAACATCCGTGTCGAAGTCCCATTCATCCTCAAGCACTGGCGACTCTTCGCCTTGGAGGAAGCTAACTTCAACGGTATCGACTTGGCTTGGATCTGCTGCCAAGTACCATGCTGCGGTGCTGTTCGCATCAAGCACTGGTTCGCCGATAACCGTAAGGCTTCGAACTCCACCAACGCCGTAGATGTTCTGCACACCAGAGTTGCTGTTGGCAACGATATAACTCGTGCTGTTGACCAGTTCCAATGCAGTTCCTTCCAACGCGACCGGAACGATTAGGAATCGTGGCACGATGTTGAGGATGGCATCGGATGTCAAACCCTTCTGAGTTCGCATCGCTGCAAATGCAGTGTTAAGCGTCGAGACGCCTGGATTTGCACTAGCACCGGAAAGGTTAGTTCCGCTGGTATGCGAACCGAACAACGCAACCGAGTCACCCATCGTTGGGTTGCTGGTAAGCACTGAGTAAACTTCGGAGTTTACTTTTCGTCTGCATGCTGCACCGTGCATCGCTGGCACACGACTAATGGAATCGAGATCGTCTGAAACTACCGTCTCCCACGATACGGTGAACATCGCCCCGTACTTCTCAACCTTGTAGACTTCCTTCGAGTCCGTCATCGCCTTTTCCTTGTACGGTGCTTTCTCTGGAACCATCTCAGGGTTTGGCGACTCGCTAAAGCGAATGCGGTTGATGTTCTTGAAGTCCGCTACCGATGGAGCTTGGCGAGCCCAAAGGTTCCAACTTTGCGGAGACTCTTCGTACGCTGCCAACAAAGTCTTGTTCGCTGCATCCAATAGCAAGTTTGAGAACGAGCCAGTAGTGTGATACGCTCGCTCGATGCGATGTCTCCGGCATGCTTCCCTGTTACCCATCGCAACCTTGGCGATGTCAGTATTTGTCATCAGGTCAACGTTGATGCCTTGCTGTCGAAGTACAACTTGAGCAATGCGAGACAACGGAAGATGTTCAAATCGTTTCGCATCGTCAGAGACCTTTGGACGGTTCTGAACTTTTGCACTTGCCAACGAACGACTGATAAGACCGTCGCGGACATCGTTGTAGAATCTTTCGTCACCGTCACCAGTGACTCGAACGTCGGCACCAACCGACGTTCCCAATGGTTGTGTAGCCATACGTTCAATAATCCTTTTACGAGCCTCACTTACCGAAACACCACCGTCACACAGCTCATCCGAGAAGGCTCGTTCCACCTTGGCTAGCTGACATGCGGATTGAATCTCTTTCCGTCTCAACTTGTCGGCATCAAGTGCTCGCTTGATTTCCTCGATGGCTTCCGCAGCAGCAAGCGAACGAGATACCATTTCTTCCTTTGGCATATCGTCCATCTTCTCTACTACAGCAACCGGTTCTTCAGCTTTCGCTGGCTCTTCCATTGGCATCTCTGCCATGTTCTCTACTGCTTCCGTTGGCTCTTCGGCTTCAGGCTGATTGCCAAACTTGCCAACAACCCACGCAAGCACTTGGTTCGGATCGGTCATACCGTCAGGCAGACCCATACCGGACAATTGGCTCAATAATGCTGCCTCGTCCATTCTCTTAACCTTTCTCTCTAGGTCTGTGTACGACCTTCGAACTGTCGAATACTCATCTGCACCCGTTGCACAGATTGAAGCGTTTACTGCTTGCCATCGTGTATGAATTAACGCTGGCCCATCAATCGCAACTCCGCGATCTGTGATGTATTGCTTGCCTCTCTGGATGTACAACGTTTCCAATGGAATCGCCGTAATAGAGAAGTCGGTGATATGCCCTTCGCTGAGTCTTGTTCCAATCGTCTGCGACTCGCCATCGGATGCGAACGTCGGAACGCCGAACATCTCTCCAGATGCATAATCGATAGCGATGCGTTGCACTGACCCGAAGATATTGCGGACTGTCTTGTCGTTGTGGGAATCGACGATTGGAAGTTGATCTCTCCCGCCACGTATCTCCGCACCACTCATCAACAAGACTTCGTTCACGACTTCGTTGGTATGTTCATCGAATCGCTGAATGGGATTCTCCGTTGCTATAACGGCACGCATCCCTGACGTTGCCGAGATGTTTCGCATCACGATATCAACGTCGGAACGCTTGATAGGCTTTCGGCTATCGCGTTGTTTGCGTCGTCTTAGGAGCGTCGATTTATTCATAACACACCTCTTGACATACAAAACCTAACGCCTTACGATTTCTTTGATTAACTGACCGTCTTGGGTTTTTATTGGAGTTGCAAGAATGGTTCGTCTTAAAGATTTGCAAGGGATGGTTTTTGGAAAAGCGAAAGTTCTTAAGAGATGCGAAAACGACAAATACGGGAGAGCTAAGTGGAAGTGCATCTGTGATTGCGGATGCGAGTTCTCCACCTCTTCTACAAATTTGATCGCGGGCAAAACAACTAGCTGCGGATGTGTTAA